AATTACTGCTCATGTAACCTCTTGTTTACACTAGTAAAACTACTACTTTGTAAATTAACTAAAAAATAACTTGACTTTTAAGTAAACTTATGTTATACTATAGTTGTAATTAGGGATAATTCATGTTACAGCCACTAGAGGTGCAGGTTTGACTGACGTTGTTAAAAAAAGAGGTCGTGGTAGACCCCGTAAGTCAGAAGTAGCTGCTGTAAAGCCTGGTAACAAGGGTGTAGTAGGTCGTCCAAAAGGGGACGCAGCGATAATCAATGAATACAAGGCACGTATGTTGGCTTCTCCAAAGTCACGTAGGGTGCTAGAGACTATTTTTGATGCTGCTTTGGACCATGACCATAAGAATCAAGCTGCTGCTTGGAAACTTGTGATGGACCGTATACTACCTGTCGGTGCTTTTGAAAAAGACGTAGTAAAAGACAGTGGTCGTAACGCTATTCAGATCAACATTAGTGGCGTAGGCACTGCTGAAGTGTCAACACCTGACATTATTGAAGGAGAAGTAATAGATGGCTCTTAAGTACTTCACCAGAGAAGAATTCTCTTGTCAGGAATCAGGCACCAACAACATGGAACAAGAGTTCCTAGAAAAGTTAGACGAGTTAAGGGCATACTGTGGATTTCCTTTCGTCATTACTAGTGGATACAGACACCCGACACTGCATTCAATAGAGCGACAGAAAGAAGTTCCTGGAACTCATGCCCAAGGTATAGCAGCGGACATAAAAATAACAAACGCTGCTGATCGCCTTAAGCTTGTCAACAGTGCTCTTAAACTAGGGTTTACAGGCGTAGGCGTTGCTAAGGACTTTGTCCATGTTGACACGCGTGGTACTACTCCTGTTATGTGGGTTTACTAATGTACTATACAAAACACATAACGATAACAAACACTAACGAGACTTCTGTCTTTACTATCCCTAATGGATACGTGGTGTACATTAATTACATCTATGTGGCTAACCACGGTGGTAGTACAAATAACGTAGACCTTTGGTGGGAAACAGGTGGCGTAGACCAGATGTACTTCTTTGACGGTACGTCTATAAACGGCGGAAACAGAGAAATACTAGGTGGTCAATCAGAAGCTCCTATTTTTGTTTTGCATAATGGAGATACAGTTAAAGCTCAAGCTTCTTCATCAGGTAATATTGAAATAGCATTTACCTTTAAACTTGTAGAACAAGCACCAGCATTTGTAAACTTCAATGGATCTTAATATAGAACTACTGCCTTGGCAGCAAGACGTTTGGGCAGACGACACTCGATTTAAAATAGTTGCAGCAGGGCGACGTACAGGCAAGTCAAGGCTAGCTGCGTGGATGTTAATAGTAAACGCACTTCAGGCAGACAAAGGTCATGTATTTTACGTCGCACCTACTCAAGGACAAGCCAGAGACATTATGTGGCAAACCCTTTTGGAACTGGGAAACCCTGTTATTAGTGGTAGCCACATTAATAATCTGCAAATCAAGTTGGTCAATGGAGCAACCATCAGCCTTAAAGGTGCTGACAGACCAGAAACAATGCGAGGTGTCAGTCTTAAGTTCTTGGTAATGGACGAGTACGCAGACATGAAGCCTGACGTATTTGAACAGATCCTAAGACCTGCATTGGCTGACCAAAAGGGCTGTGCCATGTTCATAGGCACACCAATGGGAAGGAACCACTTCTATGAACTGTACAAATATGCGGAGTTAGATGATGACCCTACGTACAAAGCTTGGCACTTTACTTCTTATGACAATCCACTACTGGACCCGAACGAAATTGATGTTGCTAAAAAGTCTATGTCTTCTTACGCGTTTCGCCAAGAGTTTATGGCGTCTTTTGAAGCGCGTGGGTCAGAAATGTTTAAGGAAGACTGGGTTAAGTTCAGTACTGAAAAACCTGAAGTAGGGGATTACTACATTGCCGTTGACTTGGCAGGCTTTGAAGAAGTCAATAAAAAACGAACAAAGAATAGCAAACTTGACGAAACCGCCATTGCGGTCGTTAAAGTCAGTGAGCATGGTTGGTTTGTTGATAATATTATCTACGGACGTTGGAGCCTTGACGAAACGGCAACCAAAATATTCCAGGCCGTTAGAGATTACCGTCCAATCAGTGTTGGTATCGAAAGAGGTATTGCTAAACAAGCTGTGATGTCTCCTTTAGTAGACTTACAAAAGAAGTACGGTACGTTCTTTAGAGTAGAAGAGTTAACCCACGGTAATAAAAAGAAAACTGACAGGATTATGTGGGCGTTACAAGGTAGATTTGAGAACGGTTACATAGCGTTAAATAAAGGTGAGTGGAACAGTAGATTCCTAGATCAACTGTTTCAGTTTCCTGATCCATTAACTCACGACGACTTGGTTGACGCTTTAGCTTACATCGACCAGCTGGCTAACGTGGCGTACGACTATACGTACGAGATTGAAGACCACGAAATCTTAGACGTAGTAGCAGGATACTAATATGAGTGAAATATACGAACAAGACCCTTTGATGATCCAAGAAGCTCTTGAAGATTGGGTTATGACTAAATGTGAAGACTGGAGAGACCATTACGAAAGCAACTATGAAAACAAATTTGAAGAATATTATAGACTCTGGCGTGGTCAATGGGATCCTGCTGACAGTGAGCGTCGGTCTGAGCGTTCCCGTATTATTGCTCCTGCACTTCAACAGGCAGTTGAGTCTAATGTAGCGGAACTAGAAGAGGCTACGTTTGGTCGTGGCAAGTGGTTTGACGTTAGTGACAACTTTGGTGACACTCAGCCGCAAGACGTTCAGTATTTACGTAACAAGCTTACGGAAGACTTTGAGAACTGTATGGTACGTAAGGCTGTTGCAGAGTGTTTGATTAACTCAGCAGTCTTTGGTACAGGCATTGGTGAGATTGTTATTGAAGAGATGAAAGAGATGGTTCCTGCTACTGAACCTATTATGGAAGGTCAGTTGCAAGCAGTAGGTGTAAACATTACTGACCGTGTAGTTGTAAAGCTTAAGCCGGTAATGCCTCAGAACTTCCTGATTGACCCTGTAGCGACTAATGTTGAGGACGCTATGGGTGTAGCTATTGATGAGTTCGTAAGTAAGCACCAAGTAGAGCTGCTGCAGGAACAAGGCGTGTACCGTGACGTGTACGTAGGTTCTGCTGCACCTGATACTGACTTAGAACCTGACCAAGACCTTACTATTTATAATGACGACAAGGTACGCCTTACTAAGTACTACGGTTTAGTGCCACGAGAGCTTCTAGACGCCGCTGTAAGCGACGAAGACGAAGAACTGGTAGGTGAGGACGACTCTGATTCACGTTACGTAGAAGCCGTTGTAGTGGTTGCTAACGGCGGTATACTTTTAAAAGCAGAAGCTAACCCTTACATGATGACAGATCGTCCTGTTGTTGCTTTTCCTTGGGACGTAGTACCTGGTCGTTTCTGGGGTCGTGGTGTATGTGAAAAAGGCTATAACAGCCAGAAAGCTCTTGACACTGAGTTACGTGCAAGGATTGACGCATTAAGTCTCACCATTCATCCTATGATGGCTATTGACGCTACACGTTTACCACGTGGTGCAAAACCAGAAATACGTCCTGGCAAGATGATTCTGACTAACGGAGATCCACGTGAAGTTTTACAACCCTTTAACTTTGGTCAAGTTAATCAAATTACTTTTGCTCAAGCAGGAGCCTTGCAGCAAATGGTACAACAAGCAACAGGAGCCGTTGACTCAGCAGGAATTGCAGGTCAGGTTAACGGCGAGGCTACTGCCGCTGGCATTAGTATGTCTCTTGGCGCTGTTATTAAACGTCATAAACGCACCCTGATTAACTTCCAACAATCTTTCTTGATTCCTTTTGTTAAGAAAGCAGCCTATAGGTACATGCAATTTGACCCCGAAAATTATCCCGTCGCTGATTATAAATTTAACGCTAGTAGTACTTTGGGTATTATTGCAAGAGAGTATGAAGTAACTCAACTTGTACAGCTACTACAAACAATGGGTCAGGACTCACCTCTATACAGTACCCTTATAGAGTCCGTTATTGACAATATGAACTTGTCTAACCGTGAAGAGCTTCTTGCAGCTATGCAGCAAGCATCACAGCCTAATCCTCAAGCACAACAGATGCAACAACAAGCGCAACAAGCGCAAATGCAGTTCCAGCAGTCACAAACGGCAGCACTATCTGCTCAAGCGCAAGAGTCACAAGCACGTGCTGCTAAGTTGGCTGCAGAAGCTGCTGTTGTACCTCAAGAGCTAGAAATAGACAAGATTAATGCTATTACTCGTAACCTGCGTGAAGGTGACGCTGAGGACAAAGAGTTTGAACGTCGTCTCAAAGTTGCTGAAACGCTTATCAAAGAAAAAGCAATAGACCAAAAAGGACAATCTAATGCTAATGACACAACGCGAAATGCAAACCCTGCTAGACCAAGTCAACAGCCACTTCAAGGGAACGTTCCAGCGCCTAGCGGATCTGGAGAAGAAGGTGGAGGAGCTATCTAATGCCAAAGAAAGCAGACCCAAGACTAGCACGAGCAGGAGTAAGCGGGTACAACAAACCAAAGCGGACGCCTAGCCACAAGACTAAGAAGTTTGTAGTAGTTGCTAAGGAAGGTGACGCAGTTAGGACCATACGTTTTGGCGATCAAAACATGAGCATTAAGAAAGATCAACCAGAAAGACGTAAGTCGTTTAGAGCACGTCACAAGTGTGACACAAACCCACCCAGTAAACTCACAGCACGGTACTGGTCATGTAAAAAATGGTAAGGAGATAGTTATGCCACAAGGAAAAGGAACATACGGAAGTAAAATGGGACGTCCACCTAAGAAGCGTACTACAACTAGCCGTACTGCTGCTAGAGGAAGTTCTGAATCAGCTCAAAAAGACCGTGCAGGAAGTTCTGAAGCGGCTCAAAAAGAAAGAGGACGTCGTAGAAGCCCTACACGAAAACCTGGAAGGCGTCGTCCATAATGGCTGGTCTTTACGCAAACATACAAGCTAAGCGTAAGCGCATAAAAGCAGGTTCTGGTGAAACAATGCGTAAACCAGGAACCAAAGGTGCGCCTACAGCAAAAGCATTTAAGAAAGCTGCGAAGACAGCTAAGAAGCCTACTAGAAAAGCATAGGAGCCTATGTGAGTTACGAAACTAAAGTAAAGCAAGCT